GCTTCTTCGCCATCTTCCTGAACGTCTTCGCCAGGTTGTAGCGTCGGCTGCCAGGCTTGCACGTCGGACCCCCGAACTTCTCGCCCGTGCACACGCCCTCCGTGCCGCGCCGCTTGATGCTGGCCCTGACGCCCTTGATCCAGTTGGTGGGGTTCTTCGCCATTATCGTTCTCTTGTGAGAAGTTGTGGGGGCACCATTTCTGAAAGCGCCCACTCGGGGATTTCAAGCTTTCCAGACCTCAACCGAGCGGGAGCAGATCCTCTTTGGGGATCAATGCCGGCTCTCTTACGAATGATAATCCGGGAGATTGGGTTTGATTCAACCGGGTACTTCATTTGGCGACCTAGCTCAGACGCCAAAATCCGGAAAGCATCTTCACGAGACAGCCTCTTAATGGCCTCCTCAACGGGCAAGGAAAGCAAGGCAAGTCTCTGTTCCCGCAATGATGTCGGAAGATTTGAACCAGAAGGTACGCCTTCGGATACTTCTACAAACGCACGAGGCAACTTATGCGCCACGCCTTCCGGAAGCCTTTGCTTGAGCATCGCCCACTCATTAAAGCTGGTGGGGTTCTCGTTGATCCTCGGCTCAAGTCCCCGCTTCAAAATAGCCTCTACTCGGCCTTCAGGAGTAAAGTGATACGCTCGACCTCTTCCAACGTTGTAACCCATTGCTGGGTCCATGAGCAATTCTCGAAGCTGATTCTCTGTAAGTACACCCAGTTTGGAAATTTCCTCAACGGCTTTTCGATAGCGGTCTTGAATATCACCGCGCACCTTTAGACGTGGATGCTTTCCGCTTCGGTACTTAGCCAGGGAAATAGGTCCGCCACCCCGTTGTTCTATTTCCTTTGGATACAGCTTAATCGGCATGGCTTCCCTTTATCGAAAGTGGGGCCGGCCTTGCGACCGGCCCCTGCGGGAGTCCCTGCCCGCCCACCCCTCAGGTGGTCAGTAGCCCTTGGTCTTCCCGAAGGTGTTGAGCTTTCCGCCCTTCACCTTCATCTTCTTCGGCTTCATCGCGCTGCTGGTCATTCCCTTCGGCTTGATCTTGCGGCGCATGCGCTTCTTCATCGCAGCGATCGGGTTCGGCATCATGTCAGCATCCTCCCTTGCAGTTGCACTTGCTCATGCCACACTTCTTGCAGCCCTTGACCTTGATCTTCTTCATCAGATTCCGTGCCTGTAAAGAGGGGGCAAACCGAGATCCTTGTGGGGAGAGCGAGTGGGTGCCCTTGGTCCCTTTCGCTTCTTGCCTGGAACTCCGGGAGCTTTGATGCTTCCGGGAGTTACGTTGTTTCTCATGCTCGACCGGCCAACTTGGCTGGCCATGTTCCTGAATCCGTTCAACGGGTTTGGCGACATCACTTCCAACCTTTCTTCATCTTTGCGTACTGGCTCGGATCCACCGTGGACTCGCTCTTCGGACGGCTGATCCCAAGTCGCCTTCGCTTGTTAATGTTCCCCACCAGGCTGTTCTTGACCTTCACGCGCTTTGCCATCAGCAGTTCCATGCCCGAAGGCTCTTGTTGATGCGTGAGTTGGGGTCGTTCGCGGTCTTGGCGCTAGTCAGCTTCTTCTTCATGCCGCGCATCCGGGCACAGAAGGAGTTCCTGCGCGAACCGCCCTCAGGCTGGGGACGCTTCAGGTTCCCGCCAGTGGCCCGGTTGTACGCCTGCCGTCCGAGCTCACTGAGCCCACCAGCGGGATTCCTGTGCTTGGCCTTGAAGTTGAAGCGCTTCTTTGCCACGTTCAGTCCATGTCGTCAAATTCCTGGCCGCCACCCTTGAGCTTGTACTCGAGCAGTTCAAGCAGCCTCTTCAGCTTCTTGCTGCCGATTCCGCCGCGACCGTATTCCGGCTCGGAATTCTCAAGATCGTAATCCTCGCTCTTCTTCCTCAGCTTCAGCATCTGGGAAGGAACTCGTTCCTTCTTGGGAACGCGATTGGCAAGGGAGACAATCCCGTCGTCCAGGCCGAATTGCTTCAATTGCTGGTACTTCTTTCGGCCCATCGTCTCGCTCAGGTCACTCTTGGGAGTTCGTGGACCGATGAACTTGGGGCTGCCTTCCTTCACCAGCTTCTTGCGGGTAGATGAAGGAGGCGTGCCCTTGACCTTGATGCGCTTTGCCATGCAGTCAGTTTAGCAAAGGGAAAGGGGCGAGCCCCGAAGGACCCGCCCCTTTCTGCGTGGACACTGCTATCACTCGCCGTACTGACGGTCCTCGGTCACGCCGGTGAGCTTGATGCCCGCCGGCTGATCCGGGACGAGCTGCATGCGCAGCATGCCCGGCATCTGAGCGCCTTCCGTCAGGAGGCTGGTGCTGTTGACGCCGCTGCCACGGGTGATCGGCACCTTGACGCTGGAGTAACCCAGCGCCGGGGCGACGAACTCGAAGGGGATGAAGGACTCGGCCTTGTCGAACTTCTGGGTGCCCTTCGGAGCAGGCGGAACGTACTTCTTCCAGTTCGCGCCACCCTTGCGAAGACCGTACACGGTGCCGGACTCGATGTAGTTCGAGGTGTAGCCCGTGTAAGTGCGGCCGTCGAAGGTGAACTTGAAGCCCTCCTGGCTGCCCTCGTTGGTGAGGGACGACAGGCGGTTGGTGCGATCGATCTGGTACTGACCGATCTTCTGGGCCTCGTAGTTCAGCCAGACGCCATCCGACGCGATGAGGCAGTCGATGTACTGGCCGTACTTCTCCTTCGAACGGTGGAACCCGCGCAGGTACTGGCGGAGCTTGTGCTCCGTCAGGGTGCCGACGCTGGTCTTGAAGAACGACTTGAACTCCGGGTGGACGTCCACGTCGATTCGGTTGTTGTCGTCCGAATCGCTGCCGAGGAGATAGCCGCTGTTCTTCAGCCAGCTGTTGATCCCGGCGATCCCGTAGCCCTTGCTGTTCGCGAAGGTCACGATGTCCGTGTTCACGATGTTGCGAGCAGGAGTGCCGTTGGCGTGGCAGTCGAATCCGACAACGGTGATCGTGACCAGGTTCTTGACTTCATCCACGGCCGACACGTATGCGCTGACCCGTGCGCCACCAGAGAGGTTGCGCTGGGTAGCACCCGTGGTGTCGAAGATGTCAACGCGCATGCCAACCGCATACCGGTCGATGTTGTTCTGGCCGGGGGTGAAGGTGGCAGTCGTGTTGGTGCTGAACGCCGTGGTCTTGGCGGTGACGGTGCCGAGCGAGTAGTTGGTGTTGTCGCTCATGTACCAGTAGTTGCACAGCGTGTGGGCGATCAGTCGAGCGTGACCCTCGAGCTTCGGCGCAATGATCTCGCCGATGAACGCGGGAGTCGCCTCGGCCTGCATCTCACCCATGGTGACAAGCAGGTTGCTGACCATGGCCTTCATGCCGATGCCGAGGCGGTACGGACGCGCCATCGCGCCGTCCGTGGCATCCGGCCAGGTCTGGCTGAGGGACTGGGTCTGGAGCTTGCTGCCCACGTTCGAGATCTGGTTGTCGCCGTACAGGACGAAGTTGTCGCGGCTATCGGCCATCTCGAGCACGCCGGCCATCGAGCCCATGTAGATCTTGAGGATCTTCATGTCGCGGCCGATCAGGCTGGCCTGACCGACGCCCTGGCTCGTGACCGTGGTGTCACGCCACGCGGGATCGAGGGCCGGGAGGAACACCTCGATGTTCTTGTTGAGGATCTCCTGGATCCGGTTGCTCTGCTGGTTGAACAGAGAGTTGGTTGATGCAAAGGTTGCTGGCACGGTAGTTGTCTCCGGTCATGGACCGGTTAGAGGCGGAGTTCAGACCTTGCTTTCCCCACCAGCCCCCACGTCGGCGGCAAGGCGGGTAAGCGCGTCCACATTGAAGTTCCGGACGTCCTTGTCCACGTCGCCCCGGTCCATGCCCTTCTTGAATTCGGGCGGTGCCACGGGCTTCTGCGACTTCAGGACTTCCAGCTCGCCATCTGTTTCCGGCGACCGGCCGAGGCCGTCGATGTCGCCGATGACCGTGCGATAGTTTCCTGCAACAGCGTTGGCTGCCTTGGCAGCCTCATCCGCGACCCAGTCCTCGTTGAACTGCCCGCCAGCCGCATCACGCCGGCTGTAGAGGTTCTTGAGGGTGGCCTCGCGGACCTGCTCCTGCAGAGCTCGCCAGGCACCCGCCGCGTGTTCGCGGCCGCGGGTCTTGTCGAGCGTTTCCAGCATCTTAACGATGTCGGGATTCTTGTCAATGCTTTCGATGACCCGGCGATCCATCTCCTCTTTCAGCATCCGCAGTCGAAGGCTCTGGGACTCTTTCATGGCCCTCTCGGCCTTGGACTCGGCCTCGCGGGTGCTGTTCTTGATGAACTTCTCGATCTTCACCACGTCATCCTCGTCACCCCCATCGGACTCATCGGCTCCCTCCGTCTCCTGCTGGACGTACTCCTCGGCGTACTGACGGGCCTCGGCATCGCTGAAACCGGCCCCACGGAGGACCTGATACGCAGCATCCACGTCCGGGCTCTCCCCGCGCATCAGCCGGGTCGCGTTCTCGCGGAAAGCCTCCAACTGCTGGATTCTCTGCTGAGCCTCACGGGCAACGCCCGCCTGCTTCAGCAGCTCGCCCACGGTCACGACGGTGCCGTCCTCGAGCTCCAGCTCGGTTTCCATGTCCATGTCCTCGGACTGTGCCTGCGTTTCTTCGTCAGCCATTTGCTACTCCTGGGGGTTGTGCCTGGGGACCGATCCGACCTGCGACCCCACCAGCCATCTGGGGGTTGACGATCGCTACGTCGTCGGGGTTCGGGACCATGGCGGGAAGGGACTGTCCCATGAACGAGATCAGGGACTCACGGTATGACTTGAACGCGTCCTGCACGGCAGGGCTCGCCAGCGTCATGATCGGGTTTGCCATGAACGCGCTGAGAACCCTCAGCTGCAGGTCAGGGCGACAGGTATGCGGGGTCAGCACGATCTGCTGGGTGTTCTCGCCGTCCCCGTACAACAGCAGGGTGTTGCGGATCACGCTCTCGTAGGCGCTCTTCTCCTCGTCCATCCACAGGGCGAAGTCGAGGCCTTCTTTCATCGCGAACAGCTTCACGCCCTCGGGGTCTGTCATGCCTGCCTGCAGCAGGCTCATCGCCTCCTGCTTTCGCACGACCTCGCTCTTTGGCGCGGTGTCCTTGACGGTGAAGCTGATCTGGCTGAAATTCGGGATGGGGTTCTTCCTGAAGCTGACCGTGCCGTCCTGCGGGTCGATCACCGCACCCGCCAGGTCCAGCGTCAGCTTGTTGACGGGAATCGCACGCTGGCTCAGCAGCATCTCCCGGCTCGCCTTCGCCACGAGGCTCTTGTACATGCCGCCGAACGCCGCCTGCACACCGCTGGTGGGGTTCGTCATCGCCTTGCTGATCTGCTCATCGAGGAACTGCAGGCCGCTTGCGCTGTCCACCCGGCCCTTCTCCGCAAGCAGGTCCTGCACCGGGCTGAGGCTGTCGCTGATCGCCTTCGCGAACTGAGCGACCTTGCCCGGCACGTCGCCGGCATTGTGCGGCTGGATGACCAGCGGCTTGAAGTCGTCGCCGATCAGCGCGTCCTTGCTGTAGCTGACGTACCGGAGGCCCTTGCCGATGTCACGCATCATCGCGCGCTCGTTCATCGTGCCCTGCGGCATCACCAGCAGGCCGTACTTGTCGATGTCACGGACGTTGTTGAACAGGCTCTTCAGCATCCGCTCCATCTCGCGGACGATGCCGAACATCAGGTCGAACAGACCCGCGCCGTGGAACGTGCCGTTGTCCATGAACCGGGCGAACCCGATCGGGCAGTACGTCTCGACGCCGGTCAGGTCACGGTCCTCGAGCACCACGTCCCCGCTCGACACGACGTAACGGCTGACCGTGCCGCGAGGCCCGTCCATCCACAGCTCACGGACCTTGACCACCTCCATCTCGCGCCCGTCCGGAACGCCGTTCAGCGCGCCGGTGCTCGCGGAGTTCAGGATGTAGCCGTTGCCGGGGCTGTCCGCCGGCTCCTCCATGTCATGGCCCCACTCCCAGCTCCACGCGTCCATCCGCTCCTTGTTCTTCTCGAGCGTGCCCTTGCTGAACCGCTCCTGCAGGAACGTCATTGGCACGACACGCTGGCGGATCATGCCACGCGCCTTCGTGTGGTCCATACCCAGGCTCGGGAACGGCATCAGCTCCTTGGGGTGGATCACCTCCAGGTCGCTGGTCAGCCCGATGGTGGGGTGGTCAACCATGTGACCCGTTACGCCGCACGAACCCAGGAGCGCGAACAGGTAGTTGAACTCCCGCTTGACCTTTTCCAGCTGCTGGTCGCTCACGACCGCATCCGCCACCAGCTGCGCGACGCTCCGCTCCCGGATGCCCGCAAGGCTCATGCCCTGCCGGAGAGCACGGGGACGCAGGTCCATGGTGTTGAGCCTGGCCGTGGTCTTGTCCACGATGGACAGGAGCTCCGTGCTCTGGAACTCCATGTTCCCGTCTTCGTCCAGGTAGTACGGGACCACCCGCGCGGTACGGGGATCGAAGACGTCAAACCGCCGGAACCCGTTCAGGTAGTACCACGCAAGGATCCAGAGCGTCCGGCGGTACGTCAGCTTCGTCAGCTCTCGCTCGACGTGCTGGTCGATGATCCGACCAAGGAGGTTCTTGTCCTTCGGCAGCGTGTAAGCGTCACTCGCCATTTGTCTTTCGCTTCCTCAG